CCATCAGCGGCACCGATGAATATTTCCGCGACTGCTGTGCACGCATCGAGCGTCCGCTGGCGTCGTACTGGCGCAGACGCATGTTCGACAAGCGCAGCGGCTCTCCGGCGCTGCTGCAACATCCACGTCATTCTCTTCCGGTGCGCCCTTTACACCCGCCACGGCGATGCTCTGTGTCAGATCCGCCCAGCCTGCAGCCGGCAGAACTATCGCCACAGATTTGCGCTTCGCCTGTGCGCTGATCTCCGTCAAAGTCGGCAGCCAGTCATTCGCTCTTGCTCCCACATCAGCGGCAGTCGGTGTCCAGTTGTTAGGCCTTGCCCCCACATCGGCGGCAGTCGGTGTCCATGTGTTCGGTCTTGCCCCCACATCGGCGGCAGTCGGTGTCCATGTGTTGGGCCTTGCGCCTACGTCCGCTGCAGTCAGCGTCACATTGCCATCTCCCATAGGGAGAACACCATTGACGCTCGATACTGCACCGTTGCCGTTCATCACCTCAAAGGAAGTTGCTCCGTCCGCGCCCGTCACCGTCACGCGGTGGCCTCCCGGGATCTCCACCACATTGATGGTAGGCGATATGCCCGGCTCACCACGCAAGGATACAAGCCACTCCTGAATCGTTCCCCGATAGCCGCACATCACAGCCATCCCATAGGCCGTGATGTAGTAGGTCGGCAGCTTCGGGCGGATGCCGTGATCATTGGGATCTCCCTGTACCGGATCATAGGTAGCCTTAAACCAAGCCACAAAATTGGAGTAGTACGAGTCATACACCTGCATCCGGTTCTGGTATTCCCGCGCTTCCCCGTTAGCTGCATCGATCTTTGCGATCAGGTATTCCTCATAGATTTCCTCGTGAGGAAAGCCAACCAACGGTTCGCGATCCAGCGCCGCATCACCTTGCGGCAGTGCTCGGATCTCTGCAATATCCATCAGGAAGATATCTGCTGCCAGCTTACCGTTCAGGCTGGTCAGCCAGCTCAGCTTCGTTTTCTGAGAGAAAACATTGGGTTTCATTTCATTCACGCGGGAAATGATTTCTTTGAATGTGCTCATCGTTTTCACCTCGCGAGCAGGAAAGGCATGGGCAATCGCCCATGCCCCTCCGCGATTATGTAGTTGATCTTCTTACAGATCCAGCGTGGTCAGGTCAACGCCGCCATTCATACCGCCGCAGGCTGCGAAGCGCCAGTTGTTGAAGCAGGCATTGAAACGGCTGCGACCCTTCCAGCGGTTTGCGTCGGTGTTCTCGTCGATGATGGACTTGATCTTCAGCTTGATGCGGTCATTCCAGACTGCGCCGCCGTAGTTCTCATTGAACTGGCTGTCCAGCATGATCCAGGGACGCAGGCCCTGGGCAAGGAACTGGTTCAGGTAGGGCCACACCACGATGTTCCAGCGGCCGTACTGGAAGTTGAACGCGTGAGTATTGGAAACAGGATCCAGATCACTGCCCACTGCCGCGAACACCTCGCGCTTCAGGCCTGCATACTCAGGGATCAGGATGGTATCGGGAGCCACATCCAGGATCTCGTCATTCTCGCCCTTGAACAGGTGCATGGCCGCCTCCATACGGCTCAGTGCGTCCAGACTGAAAGGATTGCTGAACAGGTTACTCTGCGCAGCGCCCTTCAGGATGGGCTTATGTGCTGTGTGGAACACAGGCAGCTTGTCCGCACCGGTTACGTCGAACTTCTTTCCGCGGTAGTTGATGGCCTTCTGGCCGCTGACCGCGCCTGCAAACAGTGCAGCGCCAAACTTCTCGCGGGTACGGTTGTAGGCCGTGACGAACTGGCGGGGCTTTGCAGTCAGATCCATCAGCTTGGAGTCCTCCACCATTTCCTCGGAGATGGAGAAGCTGTCCTTCCAGGTCTGGTAAACCAGCAGCTTCTGGTTTCCCTCCTGCATATTGTCTTCAGGATATGCGCCGTTCTCGCCCACGGGATCGAAGCCGTCCATGCCGGTCATCTCGGTCAGCAGATCGCCGTAGTTTTCGGAGGTGCCCATCTTGAACAGATATTTCAGTGCGCTGTTCTTCTCGCACTCTTCGGTGTAGTTCTCAACGAACATACGGACCGGCGCCTGACATGCACCATAAATGGATTCATTGACGCCGGAGCCTTCGGAAAAAATAATACCAGCCATTTTTCATGCTCCTTTCTGCTTAGTTAAAGCGGCCGCGCACAACGCTGCCCGCTGCGGTGCCTTCGATGTAAACCACTTCGAAGGTGCCGGCTGCACCGCCGTCTGCCAGCAGGCCGCCTGCGCTGATGCGCAGCTTGGTGCCAACGGCAGCAGCTTCTGCCGCGGCGCTCAGGTGGGTCTCATAGATAACGTCCTTTGCAACGCGCTGGACGGGCAGGGCCTCGCCTGCCACAACGGTCTTGCTTGCCATACAAACGTACGCGGGGGTCGTGGTCTTAGCTTCTGCAATGGCGGCCAGCTTGCCACCACTTACGTCCAGCAGCTGACCGACCTCATAGGTGCCGGCTGCCGCCTCGATGTATTCCCAGGGCTGCAGTGCGCCCTTGTCGTGAGAATGTGGTAAAAACATTTGTTATCCTCCTCGTTTCAGGTATTGGTTGTAATGCGCCTGAATTTGCGCGTCGGTCATACCGGGATTCATCATCCGGTAAAGCTTCATCTGGTCGTGTGGTACAGAAGCCGCTCCGCTTCCGCGGGCGTTCCCCGTCGCTCTCAGGTGTTCCTTGCCGCGGGACTTGTCCTGCGCGGCCTGCACGGCCCGGCGAGCCTTGTCCTCTGCCATGGCATTCATATTGGCAAGCAGGTACGCGTCGTAGAAGTCCATTCCCTTTGCTACGTTCTGGCGGAAGGCCGGAGCGGTCTTCATGGCCAGAATATCCCCCAGGCTCTTCACCGCAGGGTTCAGTTCCCCGATCTTTGCGATCTGCTCAGCAATACGGGTGCGTTCCGCTTCCGCTCTCTGCTGGGCCTGCTGTTCCTGCGCCTGAACCTGAATCTGCTGGGCCTGCTGCACTGCAGGATGTGCTGAGATCAGCTGATCCAGCATCTCTCTCGTCAGCTTTCCCGCCTTCAGGTCCTTCTGCATCCGGGCATCCGCCGTTTCCTTGCCCCACTCCTGGAATTCCTCCACGGTGGTAATAGGCTCACCGGTAACGGGGTGCTTCAAGCCTGCCAGTGCAAGAACCTGCTCCACCATCTGTTTGCTCTTCTGCTGTTCTGCCTGAACGGCAGCATCCACAGCTGCCTGCTGCTCCTGCGCACGGCGCCGGGCAGCATTTTCTCTGCGCTGTTTGGTTGTCAGGGGCTGCTTGTCCTTGCCGGTGACGTCATCCGCTTTCTCATCCTCTTCTTCAGGATCATCGCTATCCGCGTCGGGTTCGGTTCCGTCATCTGTTTCGGCATCAGTTTCCTGCTCTTCGAACGTCTCGGTGGGCTGTTCCTGCGTATCAGTTGCGGAACTGCCGGTGTCAGCATCGGCCGCAGGTTCGGCGGTCTCCTGCACTTGTTCGCCTTGCTCCGCGGGAGTCAGGCCGAATGCTTCATAAAGCTTTGCTTCTGTAATGTCCATATTTCCTCACTTACGCTTTCCCAAGCGTTTGGATTTTTCCCCTATTCCGTGGGTAATTGTTTTGGATTTGTTCCCTGTTCCATGGGTGTCGTCGAATCTCGGATTTCTGATATCCTGTTCATGCATGCCCGAACAGGAAAACCGAAATCCGGATTCTCCTCTCCCCACAAAAGCCGTTCGCTTTTGCGGGGGCCCCAATTCGGGGCTAAGATATTTGCGATTTGCAGATCGGGCAAGCTCTTACTTCTTGCCCGTGCGGAGGTCACTGCCGGTCTTTACGGTACCCTTCTTCACGTCCTTGACCTGATTGGGGGCCTTCACCATCTGGGTGCCGCCGTTCTTGATCTTGCCGATATAGCCGCTCTTGTTGCTCATTGTGCTGCCTCCTTTCTCACAAAAATCTCTATATCCTCCGCCTCACATGGCGGCAGATACCATATTTCCCGCCACTGCGGGTGCTTGTCCCATGCCGGGTGCCATACCCTGCGTCTGTGCCGCCTGCAGCTGCATTTGCATCTGCATCATCCGCATCTGCTGTTCCTGTTCCCGCTTCAGCCGGTCTTCCAGATACTTTTTGGTTTCTCCCGCACCGGGATAATGCAGAAGCTCCATCTTGCCCCAGAAGAGGATCAGCGTCTCCGTAGACTGGGGATTACCGAACGCGCCGGTTTCCAGATTCATTCTGGTTTCCTGCCACATTGCCTCGCGGTTGTTGGCCAGCGGCGCCGATGTATCGCAGCTGAAGAGGAACCGGTCATTCCAGTGCCACTTTCCGCTTTCATCCTGCTCCAGGAAGTCATACCGGTTGAATTCCTTGTACACCGGCTCACCTTTGAAGTCCTTGTATGTAACCGGCCTCGGTTCATCCGCATAGGCCAGCAGGAACTTGAACCACACTTCGAACATCTGTGCATAAGCCGCCTGCTTCATCACGCGCTGGCTTTCCATGCGTCCGGCCGCCTGCGCTGCAGAGTATTCCTTTGCTTTGCCGGAGGTTGCCGTCGTGTCCTTGCGTCCCTGGAAAGAGTCCGTAATGCCCAGGATCTGCCGGGCTTCTTCGTAAACCTGACTCAGGTACGTCAGCTCATACTGCAGATTTCCGCTGAATTCGTACACACCGATCTGGTTCTTTGTTGCCTGATTCGGCACATACCATTTCTCGAAATCTTTGGAATCGATCCGGAACTTGCTGTCAACGGGCAGCGTCACGCGGGTACCGGCCTTCAGCAGCCGGTCGATGATTTTCTTCTCGATGCGGTTGGTGGTGTTCTGCTGATCCTCGATCACATCCACGTCGGAGTTGCCCAGCAGCTGGCCGAACACACTCACACTCACCTGCAGTACCAGCGGCAGGCAGTCTGGCTTGTAGAAGGGAATCAGGGTCGGCACCATCACGGTGTTACCTTCATCGTCAAATGCAAAATGCTCGCCGGGGATCACGCGGCCGTCGGTGGTCTGAATCGGCAGAATCACCTGCTCATACTCCATCTCCTGTGTTTCCCAGTCCTCACAGCCGCACCAGGGGCACGCACCGCCGTCATATTCCGTGTCCGGTGCAGTTCCCTGCCCCATCCGGATGGTTTCCAGGAAGTCTCCCTCGCCCTCCTCTGCCATCATGTAGCTGTCTGCCACGGTCTGTGCCATGTCATGGCCGGCCAACATCTGCAGCGCCGTATCATGGCCGCTCATGCCGTCCAGATCTGTCCGCTGCACATTTGTGGAAATCACCTGCCCGGGCAAGGGCTTCACGCGGCCGCACCGGCTGCACACGTGCTGGCGCCGCGCCTGATAGTTCGTCAGGTCCTCCAGCTCCGTGTCGTTGACCCAGCTGTAGCGGTCAATTCCGCCGTCCTTGTTTCGTTCAAAGCCGATGTACTGCGTCAGTGCTTCCTCGTTGATGGTGTTGCTGTCAGTGCTTCGTACTTCCGGTTCGGATTCCGTTTCACTGCGCACATTCACACCGTACACCCGCTCCACGGTTGCCTTCGTGGTGGGCTTCTTGATAATCACCCAGTCCATGTCCTTCAGGCCCGTGTAGATGCCCGGCTGCGGTGCCAGCTGTTTCGGGTGGATCAGGCTCACAGCCAGCGCGCCTTCGCTGCCGAAGCCCCGGATGCTCTCGTCCCATTCCGTCAGCCACAGCACACCGCCCTGAATCGGCACCGTCCGCTCGGCCATGTCGTTGTTCTTTTCGGATTCCATCCGGTTCAGTTCGTTGCGCAGATGGTTTTCAATGATCTCCGCCAGCTGCTCGTCCTGCTGCCGCACCGCCGTTACCTTCGGCTGCGGGATGGAGGACGATACCTTGCTTTCGATATTCTCGAAAATGATGTTGCGCACATGGGGCGTCTTCTCGCCGGGGTTGTCGCCCTCGATCATGGGCTTCAGCTTCTCTTCGCCGTTATACAGCTCCTCACGGTGGTCCATCTTGCTAACCAGCGGCGCCCATTCCAGATCGCTCAGCCGCAGCCGCTCCTGCCACAATGCCAGCTTCTTGCTCTTCTCGGCATTCACGAGCTGCTCCTTCGGCTGCTTCTGGTTCTCGCGGCGCCGCTTTCTTCTGCTGTTCTTGCTCATACCTCTCGCTCCTTATCGTTTCGGTTGGCCCCACATCCGGATCAGCATCTCCTGCTCCTTGGGGCTTGCCCGGTTGTAGTCCTCCCACATATCCTCGGTCCACACGCTTTCCTCGCCAGCCTCTTCCGCATCCACGGCAGTTCCCTGCTGGCAACGGATGAAGTGTGCAATCGCAAGGCTCATAACCAGATCGTCATGCTCACCGTTCTCAGCCTGCGGCCTCCAGTTTTCTGCGTACACAAAGGTCAGCATCTCGCCCAGGGTATCGAAGTCGTGTATGGTCTCGATTGCCTGCTTTGCCACATCCTTCAGACCGTCAATGATCAGCGGCCGGGTCTTCGTTGTGGTCTCGAAGCCGAAGCTGTCCGCCAGTGCGCCGGTGAAGGTATCCACACGCTTGCGCACGAACAGATTTGTGTAGCCCAGTGCTTCGATGCATTCCTCCGGAAAGGTGGAGTAGTTGGTTTCAATGCCCACCAGCGCCTCGTTGTAGTAGTGACCGAGGCAGTAGATCTGTTCTGCAAAGAACCGCTCTCCGAACTGATGGTGTACCACCGCCACCTGATCCCCCGTGCGGTTGTCCAGCACGTGGGCCGCGAAGAAATCGGAGCCGGTACCGGCAGTGTCGCAGCCGATCACGTAGGGCACACCCTTTTCCGGAGTCTTCCGGATGCGGATCGGGCCACTTGGGTCTGGCTCCCATTCAAAGGATTCGATACCGCCAAATTCTCTAATTTCGACGCCACCAATTTCGACATACTCCGCACTGCCAAATTCTCTGTATTTGATACGGAAGCGACCGCGCTCCCATTTTTCTTCCTGCACCTTCTTGCGTCGCAGCACAATCTGGTCTTTGTTGAACACGCACATGCCCGTCGCAATAAATGCTTCGTCCGGTGTTGCGGGGTATTCCTGCTTAAAGAGGTTTAGATCGCCG